GCATCAAAAAGAATCTCTGATGAATGGATTCCAGTAATCATGGCGGTTATTGGTGGGATTCTCGGAGCAGTAGGAATGGGAATTATCCCAGATTTTCCGGCAACGGATTATATCACAGCAGTTGCGGTTGGTATGTTTAATGGGCTGTCGGCTACTGGTGTAAATCAGGTTATTAAGCAGACAACGCAGAAAGAATAATTAAAAGGCACATGTCGTGAGACAGCAGTAAGTCCTTTTCCTAAAATGAGATGGATTTATTATGCCAAGACCAACAAGAAATTTAACAAATCAAAGATTCGGAAGACTTATAGCCATTGATAAAGTTAATAAAACGGGGCAATCTCAGTGGCTTTGTAAATGTGATTGTGGAAACGAAGTAATTGTAGCTTCAAATAATTTGATTCGCAAAAATACACTTAGTTGCGGCTGTTATCAAAAAGATAGAGTGTCGGAAGCTAAGAAAATTCATGGAGATAGAAACACACGCTTATACACTATATGGGTAGATATGCGTAGACGCTGTTCCTATATTGGAGAGCCATCTTATAAAAACTATGGTGGCAGGGGCATTTCTGTTTGCGAAGAATGGGAAAAGTCATTCCTTGATTTTAAGGAATGGGCATTAGGAAATGGATATGCTGAAAATCTTACTATAGATAGAGTAAACGTGGATGGAAATTATTGTCCTGAAAATTGTAGATGGGCAACTTTGAAACAGCAAGCCAACAATAAAAGAGGCAATGTTTACGTTACTGTAAATGGGGAAACACATACATTAACAGAATGGAGTGAAATAACCGGGATTTCCTATAACACTATAACCAAGAGAAGATATCGTGGTTGGAGCGATGTGGACGCAGTTTCAACTCCCGTAAATGCGAGGTGAGATATATCTATAGCAAAATTATAACACTTTTCAATTATTACGAATCAGCCACAACAGGAGATGCGTACTGGTATCCTCATGTTTTATCCGGAGTTGACCTGATAACCGACCACGGCGCAATACTGAAAAAGTATGGCCCAGACAGTACCGACAATGCCGCGCTGCATATTGCTTACGCCCCAGACGGAGACAAGGTGATGGTGCAGCGGTCAGACGGTGCAGCGGTGCCGTGGATGACTCCGAAAGCATGGGCGGCGCAGGTCAATGATGAACTTCCGGACAGCATCACCTTCGGGCCAGAGGATTTTTTCTGGCAGGGTGAATGGACTGGCGGCATGGTTACTGAGGGTGACTACCGCAATGGTTTTTACCAGTACATGAACAGCAACCGCGACAATGTTTACAAGATAACCAGTGTAGGTGGTCCGTATACCGTTATCCCTCATTTTGAAATTTTAGGTAAGTAAATGAGCTCAAAGACACGACATTTTAAGGGTTTTTCCGTTGTTGATGGGGATGTACACGTAAAGATAGGATATGACCGTTTTGAAACGCAATACAAGCGGGCACAATACCAGCTTGACGGTGCTGTAATGAATAGCATGGTACCTTTATGCCAATGGTTACAGGCAGCTTTATAAACACAACCAGAGCCGCTAGTGCTGCGGAACAGGGAACAGGAAAAGTATTTGCTGCTTATGGACCACAAGGCAGATACCTGTACGAGGGTAAAGTCATGGTTGACGAAAAGACCGGATCACCTTGGGCGAGGCGTGGAGCGCGGAAGGTGCTTGTGAGTGAATACACTGGCAAGACAAATGATCGAGAAAACATATCTTACACGCATCAGGCACATCCTAAAGCGCAAGATCACTGGTTTGATGCTGCAAAAGAAGCGGACGGAAAGACATGGATTAAAGACGTTAAACGCATAGCCGGAGGAGGAAAACATGGATAGTAAGCCAATCGGCATGGATGCCAGCGGGTATGAGATTTTGACACGTGCCGTTAAATCGCTTTTAAATCAATATCCAGGTCTTAAGGATGGTGAAATCATTAAATTTGAAGAGCTTACTAAAGACTCTGGATTAGCCTTTTCGGCTGATAACGGCGCATTGGTGTACGCCGAAACTGAAGACGTATGCGGCGGCAGGCATCAAAAGTGCCAGTACCCGTTTTATGTTGTATACCGGACGGCCTCAAATAAAGAGAGGCTAAAGCTTAGCGCCCAAGAGTTCCTCGACACTCTTGGGAAGTGGCTGTGCCATGAACCGGTAGTAATAAATGGTGCTCAAACGCGTCTTACGACTTTCCCGGCATTGTCAGAAGGCCGGGTTATAAAACGAATCACTCGCGATAACTCATACGGACTGGAGCCAAATGAAAACGCAGTACAGGATTGGGTACTGCCGGTAACAGTTCAGTATACAAATGACATAGAATTTTAACCATAGAAAGGAAATGATAGCATGATTGAACGTAAGTACTTGGCGCATTACATTGACGCAGCCTTTAGCACATCAACTCCGACTTATGTAAGAATCGGAAAAAACCTGGAAGAGTACAATGAAGAGCTGAACCCTGATGTTGAGGTTACTAAAAACATCTTAGGCGAACAGTCAGTGCAGCACTCAGGCTATGAAGTACAGTCAGATGTAGATCCTTTTTACTACGAAGATTATGACGATACCCTTAGCAACAAGATCATGGATCTGGCCAATACAAGAGCCACAGGCGATAAGTGCAAGACCACTATGGTTGATGTGCTGTTAAAGCCAGGATTAACCGAGGATGCTGCGCCTACTGCAGTATGGGCTTATAGAGAAGATGTTTACTTAATCCCGAACAGTGTAGGCGGCGATACATCCGGCATACAGACTCCATTTACTGTGTACAAAGCTGGAAACAGGGTTAAAGGTACATGGGATGTAAGCAAGAAAACATTCACACCATCAGATTTAGGTTAAAGGAGATTTAAATGGGAAAGCAGTTGGTACTGGATAACCGGGAGTGGATCGATATTGTTGACAGCAAAGGAAATGTGACAGGCGGATTTTACTGGAACCCTGCGGATCTGGATATAGTAAAACGCTATGAGAAAGTGGCAGCAGAATTTGAGAAAATACAGCTTCCAGAAGGGGAAGACATTGATAAGATGTATGCCATCTCAGATAAAGTAAAAGAGCAGTTTGATTATCTGTTAAATACCGATGCCTCAGAAGCTCTGTTTGCCGGAGCTAATCCATTTACCCCACGTCCAGACGGAACTCTTTTATGTGAATATGTGTTAAGCGTTGTTGCAGCATTCATTGAAAAAGAGCTGGATGTCAGAGTACGGAAGACTAGTGCAAAGGTAAAGAAGTACACGGACAAGTATAAGAAATGATAGGTTATGATCTTCCAACAGTAATAAATATCGAAGGCATTGATTACAATATCCAGTCGGACTTTCGGGTCATACTGGATATTCTCATAGCCTGTGCAGATCCGGATCTGAATGATTATGAAAAGCAGGATGCCATGTATCAGATCCTGTATGTGGATTCGGATACAATCCCTGTACACTGCTATGAAGAGGCATGCAAAAAGGCCGCTGATTTTATAGATGGTGGTCTGAATGATAAGAGAAAACCACAGAAAAAGGTCATTGACTGGCAGCATGATGCAGTTATCATTATGCCAGCTGTTAATAAAGTGGCTGGCAAAGAACTTCGTGCAGAGAAATACATGCACTGGTGGACATTCCTGGGATATTTCATGGAAGTGGAAGACGGTCTCTTTTCCCAGGTGTTATCGATCAGGCAGAAGAAAGCAAGACATAAAAAACTGGAAAAATGGGAGAAGGAATTTGAAAAGGAAAATCTGGACCTGGTTAAGCTGCCGGCAGTCCAGAGTGAAGAGCAGAAACGGGAGATTGCAAGCCTTGAAAAGTGGCTGTAAGGAGGCATGAGCGTGCAGGCAGACGGAACAATACTGATTGATACCACAATTTCAGAAGATGCTTTAAAGCCGGATCTAAAGATATAGAACTTGCTGCCAAACGCATGGCAAAGACAGTCGGTGATATTGGAGATAAATCTAAGATAGCGCTTCAGAAACAGTTGGATTCCTTTTCAAAGGTAAATGCCCAGTATGCAGCACAGGAAAAACGGGTTGAAGCCCTGAAAAAGAAAATAGAAGAATTTAACTCCCAGAAGATCCCTACTGAAGAATATGCAGAGATCCAGAAGCAGATAGCAGAGACGGAAAAGAAACTCTCAGCATTAAATGAACGCCAGGAAAAATTCATAAATACAGGTGGAAAGACCAACAGTAAAGCCTATGCCAGAATGCAGTATGACGCTGATCAGCTAGTTAAAACTCTGGAATATGCTACTGCTGAGAAGCAGGCCCTTGAAAACAGCGGAGGTGCTTTTAAAACCGGATCCAATACGGCAGAGGCACAAAAGACAGCAGCACAGCTTGAAACAGAGCAACAGAAGCTTGCTGATGTTAATAACCGGGTGAATACGTCCTTTATGGCTCTTAAACAGAAGATACAGGAATATGGCGGAAGTCTGGCAGCGGCAAAAGGAGAAACTTCAGATTATGGAGGAACACTTGACAGAGTTAAACAGGGATTCCAGTCTCTGGGCTCAGGTGTCAAAATGCTGTCTGGCGGGATACTGAAAACAGCAGCAAAAGGAATTAAAAACATAGCCTCCTTGGCGGCAAAGGCATCTGTAAGCCTGGGAAAACTGGTAGGTAAGCCGATCTTAAACGGGCTTGTAAAGATGACTGCCGGTATGTTTGGAATCCATAAATCTGCGAATAAGACTACATTAAGCCTGAAAAATCTGGTTAAGTATGGCTTAGGTATCCGGACATTGTATGCACTGTTCGGCAAGATGAGAACTGCCGTTGCTGAAGGTTTTAAGAACCTGGCGCAATATTCTGGATCAACCAATAAAGATATTTCCAGTCTGATGTCTTCCATGACACAGCTTAAGAATAGTTTTGCAACAGCATTTGCGCCCATATTATCTGCAGTAGCTCCAGCGCTTAATTACCTGATCGGACTGCTTAATACCGCAGTAACGGCCATTGCTCAGTTTATGTCAGCACTGACCGGAAAAAGCACAGTAGTTAAAGCTACAAAGGTACAGCAGGATTATGCTAAGTCCCTGAAAAAGACTGGAAGTGCTGCCAAGGAAGCAGAGGGAGAACTGGCCGCATTCGACAAATTAAATGTTAAGAAGGCAGATTCTTCTTCCGGAAGCGGTGGAGGCGGCGGTGTATCCCCGTCCCAGATGTTTGAGACTACACCTATTGAAAGTTCGATCAAGGGCATGGCCGATAAGATCCGCAGCCTGATCAAAGCACAGGATTGGTCCGGATTAGGTGCGTACATGGCTCAGGGAATCAATGCAGGTCTTCAGAAGGTCTATGATGCTATTAACTGGGATCATGTAGGACCAAAGATCACAGCCTTTGTAAATGCCTTTACACAGACCTTTAACAGCCTGGTCAAAAATATTGACTGGGACTTAATGGGAAGGACGGTAGGCGCTGGTTTAAATACCCTTGTGAATACATTAAATCTTCTGGTTGATGGTATTGACTGGGTACAACTTGGAAGCAAGATTGCAGAGGGCTTTAACGGCTTTATTGATGAAGTAAACTGGGAAAACCTGGGAAAGCTGTTTGTGGCAAAGTTTAATATTGTATTTCAAATGTTATTAGGCTTTGTAACAACCTTTGACTGGTCTAAAGCGGGAACTGCCTTGGGAAAAGGCATTAATGGAGCTATTGCAAATATTGACCTTAAAAGCTACGCACAAGCTATAAGCAGGCTTGCAAAAGGTATATGTGATGGTATCAGTGCGGCATTGATAGAAACAGACTGGCAAGAGGCCGGTGAAAAGATAGCCGAGGGACTTGCCACTATAGACTATGCAGGAATTGCTGCTAGCCTGTTTTATGGGTTAGGAGCGGCCCTTGCATCATTAGGCGAATTCCTTTATGGTCTGTTCCATGACTCTATAGAGAGTATGAAGAGCTACTTTACAGAGTACGCAAAGCAGGCTGGTGGAGACTGGGGCGCAGGTATCCTTAATGGTATCATAGATGCAGTTAAGGACATAGGAAACTGGATCAAAGAACATGTATTCCAGCCGTTCCTAAATGGCTTTAAAGATGCGTTTGGCATACATAGCCCGTCAACTGTTATGGCAGAAATGGGCGGATATCTGATTGAAGGATTAAAAAAGGGTATCACAGATATGCTCCCCGGCTTGAATGAGGTCATAGAAAGCCTCAAACAGGCAGTAAACGGCCTCATAACATTTATCAATGGGACATTCTCCGGAGATTGGGGAAAAGCCTGGGAAGGGATTAAGGATATCTTTAAAGGTGTTTTTAATGGCATTGTATCCATTGCAGAGAATGCAGTGAATTATATTGTCAGAGCATTGAATAGAGTCAGTTTTGATGTGCCTGACTGGATCCCGGAGATTGGTGGAAAGACTTTTGGGTTCCAACTTCAGGAAGTCAGACTCCCACGCCTTGCTTCTGGTACAGTGGTTCCGCCTCGTGCTGGTGAATTTGCCGCAATTCTGGGAGATAACAAGAAAGAAACAGAGGTTGTGTCTCCGCTGTCCACCATGAAACAGGCATTAAAAGAGGCGCTTCAGGAAGCTGGTGGCCTGGGTGGTGGTGATATAGTAGGATACATTTATCTGGACGGCAAAGAAATGGGAGCTTCTACAGTGAAGTTTGTCCGTCAGGAAAAGAAAAGGACGGGAAAAAATCCTGTCTTAGTGTAGGAGGTAAGGCATGCAGAAAGACTATAGAGGTTATCTGGTAATGTTTGGGAACACACAGCTCCCGAACAGCTTCCTTACCCGATACAGATCCACCCCCGATCAGAGGATCGAGAAAAAGGCTTGGAGGGATAACAACGAGTCCCTGCAGAGGGTGACGTCCCCTAATTTCAAAACGACACTCAATCTTGAGATAAGGCCGCTGTCCCAGGGCGAAAAAGACTTGTTTAACTCCATCAAGGCAAATGGCTTGATGGATGCTACTCAGCGAAAGTACAGAGTGACATTCTGGAATCTTGACACATGCGAGTATGGTACAGGCTCTTTTTATATCCCGGATACGGAATTCGCCATAGATCACATTGCAGATAATGACACCGGCGAAATGTACTACGAAAAAGTGACCATTGAAATGATCCAGTATTAAGGAGCGGAGCAGATGATAGAGATCGATCAGGCTTATAAAGACCTCTTTAACGAATATGGTGGAAAAAGTCTTAAGCTGACTTTTTTAAAGAAGAATATCATGCTCTATACCCGTCTGAAACACTGTATCCTTCAGAGGATTTATATCCTTCTGAAATGTCTGCGGACGCTGTGGATTTTTCCATAGAAGATGATCAGATAGTAACAGATTCCCTTGCCATTACAGAAAGCCTGTGTTCAGACGAAGATCTAAGCTTTGGATCGTGTGAGGCAGCCCAGTTTGAAATCACAGTAACGGGACTGACCCAGAGTATTTCAGGCCGCGAATTTATGGCTACAGAGTCATTTGGTGGCTATAACATGGTCCTGGGCTTGTTTAAAGTAGAGTCTACACCCAAGCAGGAAGACAAGAATACCAGAAAGATAATAGCCTATGACAGGATGCAGCGTTTTGATGTAGATGTGTCCGGTTGGTATAATGCATTGAGTTTTCCAATGACATTAAAAGCATTTCGTAAATCACTCTGTTCATTTGTAGGTGTGCGGGAAGAAAATGCAGTTCTTGTTAATGATGAAATGCAGGTAGAAAAGACCATAAATCCTACAGCTTTGAAAGGGCGGGAAGTACTGCAGCAGATCTGCCAGATCAATGGAGTATTTGGAAACATCAATAAGAACGGGGAACTGCGGTATATCGCACTTCCGGAAAAAGAGGATATATCCGCGCGGATCACAATTTATCAGAATGCCGAGAGTGAAGAGTATACAGTTCCGGATATAGATACCGTACAGATCCGTCAGGAAGAAGGGGACATAGGCGGAACCAGCACAGGAGACGGTCAAAATGTTTATATCATTGAAGGAAACATGCTGGTATATGGCAAGACCACATCAGAGATGATAGGAATTGCCAATAACATTAAAAACGTCGTAAACGGTCTGGAATACCAGCCCGCAACTGCTGTGATATAATCCGTTGCCGGAAAATCTGGGATAATTCCCATTCCTACTGCTCCGAGAATCCCACCAATAACCGCCATGATTACTGGAATCCATTCATCAGAGATTCTTTTTGATGCTTTACAGCCCATTCCCACGATGTAGCAGATCATAACGATTGCTACGCATGAGCCCAATGTTGATATATCCATTATTTTTCACCTCACATCTGGAATGCCAAATTGTTTGTATGTGCCAGTAAACGAAAACACCTTACCACATTTACAGCAAGTTTCCGTAATCGTACAAGTCTTTTATTTGTCGTTGCATTTTGATTCAGCAGGACTTTTAAATCTGTGTCCGCCAGTTAAAAAGCACATTACTCTATTCATTTCGTTTACACCCCTGCATATAATACTGGTATTCCATCATCCGTCCTTACTCCCATCAGAAGCGGTAACGCTGTCTTTAAGAGTAAGTCGTTCGTTTTCTGTACATCTCCGGCGGCGGCATATACCGCACTCCATTCCTTTGCGCTTGACCCAATCTGCTGTGGTGTTGCGTAAGAAATGGATTCGCTGCCGGAGCTTACAGATGTTACAATGCCCGTTGATTTGCCACCGGCATTTGTGTCGGTCGCACTTGCTGATGCCTGATTGATTGCATTCTTTTCAGCAAGTTCAATCTGATACATTAATTCAGCCAATGAACAGACCGCCTTTTTTATACGTTTCTGCTGCCGATCATCGGACGGTAATCCGTCTGTCAACCGGTCAAATGTCAAGCTGTCAATAAAGTCACTTGCTCTCTCAGACATCCTCATAAAATCAGGTTCCGGCACGACATTGCCGAAAAATGATTTTTGGTAAAACTCATAATCTACATATGCCATGCCGGAACCTCCTCATTACTGTGCGGTTACAGTCGTATGTCCTGCGTTCAGCGCCTTATATGTGCTGTCGCACTCAACTACAGTGATAACCTGTCCGCTGGCCGCTGTGATATCGCTCTTGCCGTCCCACGCGCTCCAGTTTTTCACATTCTGACCATACTCTACAGTAGTCTCAGATGCTGCCACCTTGTATTTATAGACGTTTCCAGCGTTTCCTTTGTCTGGGTTAACAGTGATTTTTATTGTGCCGCTGGATGATCCAGCTGTAGACTGTACAGTCAGATCGCCAAGAGTCTGAGATGCCCCAAATGTAATCACAGAAATAGCATCCAGATACTCAGCAAACAGCACCATACCCATGATTGCGAATGCCTCAGATACAGCAGTGCTGTAGTTGCCCTGAGTATGGAAGCCGATCAGATTGGTTTCGCCGGACACTGTATAGGAGAGCCCAGCACGTGCAAAGTCTGAATCGCTCGGATCAACATAGTAAAGAACAATGTTGTCTACCGGTGTAGCGATTACCTTGCCACGCGGGATCTCGCTGTCGGACAGCAGGAACACAGTATTAAATCCCATAAAATCTTTCATATACTGGAATCCGAACTGGTTCTGAATAGTGATATTTGCAGCGCCAAGATACTCATATACATCAAGGATGTTTACAAAGCCTGCAATACCATTCGGAATGGAACGATGCATGTTTTTGAATTTATCCTCAACGCGGCCTTTTGCCATAGCAAGAGCCATCTGGAAAGTGTTCTCGGTAGAGGTAAGGGTACCGGTCTTAAGATAAGTGTAAAATCTTCCGGTTACATCCGTCTGGAGCTGGAAGAGGAACTCTTCGTCTGTCATCTCTACAGCCACATCGTAGCCATAAGTCTTAATCGACTCGATAGATACAGCCTTTGCGTACTTCTCCACATCCATTTCAGCATACTCTTTTTCTTTTACCTCGAATTTGGAGTACGGAATTTCCTCTCCCTCTGCGACCTTACCGCTCTGTAAAGTTCCGGTTGCATATTTGGATTTCAGAGTTGATCCCGGCTCTTTTTTATCATTCTCAGCACACCAAGAATTTCGGATAAGTGCTCCCAGTTGCGTTCAAATCTGGTTACAAAATCTACCTCTCTCGCGCGTACCTGAATGTTTTCTGTTTTTATAAGATTTGCTTTTGCCATAAAAGTTAAGCCCTTTCTGCCCGTAATTTGGGCGCCAGTCAAATCACTGGATTAACAACGATCACTCAAACAGTGACATGTTGCTTGCAATTGCAGCCTGTCGTTCGCTTGCATCTTTGATGTCCATGATTTCTTTTTTGGTCATCTTTCCACCCGGATGATTATTGCGGGTTATCCCCGTTGTAAATCTCGCCTGGTTCTGCATAGCGGTCTGCTGATCTTCATCAACAAATGCAGACGCATCGTCTTTTTTCATCTGATCCAGCAGATCATTAAGCCCCAGTATCTTTCCATCCTTAAGCTTAAGACCGGCGTCTTTGATGTCTGTCATAGCAGCCTTTTTAGCAGCCTCGGAAGAGAATTTAACATCTTCCAGTGCAGATTTAAGAGCATCAGCAAAATCTCTTTCATAAATTTTATTGTTAAAATTTTTCTCTGCATCTGCTGCTTTTTGCTTCCATGTGTCGACCTCTGCCTTGACGTTCTCTGGATCAATGCCATCAAAGCTTTTGAGTGTAGCTTCTGCTGTCTCTGCCCGTTCCTTCCAACTGTCACGCTCACTTTCGACCTTTGACAGTGTTTTAGAAACTTCTCCGGCATTCTTGTAATGCTCAGACAATTGCTTTTTTACATCTGCCTTCTTATCTTCCGGGATGTCAATACCAAATGATTTGAGTGTTTCAATAAGTTTCTGCATATCATCCTCCTGGCCGTATTTATTGACCTGCCGCCGCAGGTAATGGATTAAGCCCGATAGACCACGGGCGGGGTAATGGACCGCCAGGGACTTGAACCCCGGACCATCCGGTTATGAGCCGGACGCTCTGGCCAACTGAGCTAGCGGTCCTAAAATGCCTGGCATGATTACATACCAGGCATTTACAAGGGGAAAAGAAAAACTCTGCTTATAGCAGCAGAATCCTCGCTGCGGTCGTAAGCCGCATTAACAGCCTATCAGCTACGAGGTGAAAGGAGGAAATTCAAGGCCAGTCAAAGCTCTTGAATTTTGATCTGGCAAGCGCACGCCGGAAATTTCATCCGCTTTTCAACCTCCAGGAATGACCTGTTTATATTAAGGACGTGCGCGGGAGGTGTGTGAGAAAACCATGAAAAGTAACCAATCCTCTTCACATCTACATTCTACCATTTATCTATAAGTACCTTGTCCACACATCTACAGCATATCTCTAAGTTTATCCACATAGCGCTTCACAAGATCGCGTTCTTCGCGGCATTCTGCGTCCTTTGACATATCACCGATTTCTGCCGTAAGCCCATCCAAGTGTTCCTCTAATGCGGCCAGCATTTTACGCTTACAGTCCTCTGATTTGCCGGATCGATAGCTCTGCTTTTGCGTCATGTAATCATCATAAGCATCTCGACCATCGCTCCGGCTGTAATGTCCACGCACATAATGCTCACCGCGGCGCATATAAGACGAACCGCGGTCATAATCTGGCATTCGGCCATCAGAAGCGCTATAACGCCCCATGTTATCGCGTCCGCGGCGCTCGCTGTAGTCACCTACACGCATCTGTTCCAAGACGGTCATATAATACTCGCCCTTTTTATCCCAATACTCTGTGTTTTTAATGTCTTTATACATATCGATCAGCTTAAAAGCCGTGTCCAAATTGCCGGATGTGAGGCCTTTTTCAGCAATGTTAGATATCTCATCTTCAATACGTGCACATAAATCTTTAATATCTCTCATCATCCCACCTCCTTATGCTACCCGTGTTACCACAAGATTTGCATTTGCCACGGTGATAGCCTGGGTACTGGTATTCTCTACCGCAACATTAAAGCAGCATCCGCGCGGCACATCAATAAAGATTCCGGCAGACACATTATTAAACGCTTCCAAAGCTGTAGGAGTGGAGATCATCCGAGAAGATAAGACAGGTTCTCCGCCGATTGCAATAGCAAGAGAAATTTCTCCCGCGGTTCCTCCGGTCGGCACTGCAATATTTGCAGAAAAGTCCACAAAATAGCGGGCCTTGCACTGATTAGTAATTCCTCTGAGGGTAACAATGCCGCTGCCTTCCCGGTGCTGCACGCATGCGGTTCCTTTTACAGCGGTGTTGGTATACACCACGTTTCCGTTCGCTGCCACTTCCTGAGCGGCAACAGCTACATATTCAGCCATATTGTTTTCTCCTTTTTCATATCGCAAAAAGGCAGGTCTAAGCCTGCCGATTTGCGTAATACCGGCATTGCGCCGAACATCCAATCATATTGCCGATGTCAGGAATATGGTTGGAAGATACAGATATGATGTTGTTGTCAGCAGTTACAGCCCGTATTGCAGCCGTAATATGTGTTCGGGTTCGGCACCTGGTATGCCGGAATCGGTGCCGGATTAATCGCATTAATAAGCTGCTGGGTCTGTGCTGCCATAGCGGTAGTAAGTAATGCACTCTGACGATCCTGAGATGCAGCACGTCTGAGATCATTGTTTTCAGCCTGGAGGGAAGAAATTTTCTCGTTGCACAGGTAGTCCAGAATAGCTCTGGTTCCTGCGTTCTGGCTGTCGATAATGTCTCTGGTGTTGTTATTCATGGTGTTCTGGAGTGCACAGGTGTTCTGCGCCATGCTGTAGTTTACACCCTGGATTGCTTCCCGGGTCTCACAGCAACACTGAGCAAGCTGCGCCTGGAGTGCGTTAGTGTTCTGCATGTTGGCTACAGTGTCGGCGTTAATAGCCTGCTGGATGCCGAAACCAGTCTGCATGACGTTTGTATTGATGCCGTTGAATCCGGTAAGCATACCGTTATTCATGGCATAGAAGCCATCACACAGGCCGCTGGACAGGCCGTCCAGTTTGCTGATAACCGCCTGGTTGTCAAACCCGCGCTGGATCGCAGAATCGGTGTATGCGCTTCCGGCTGCTCCACCTCCGCCGTTTCCCCAGCCATTGCCGTTGCCCCATCCGCAGAATGCGAAAAGAAAAAGTACAATGAGCCACCACGCGCCGTCTCCGCCAAACATACCGTCATTGTTTCGGCTGTTGGTTCCAGTAGCCGCCGCGATATCGGCTAAGCTGTAAGTTCCATCCATATTGATATCTCCTTTGATTTATTTACATTCCCGGCCGGGATAATGTACTATTTCATGCCGCCCAGCATCCGTTGAAACTGCTGCGCCATCTGCTGAGCCTGATTAAGCTGCGCCTGTGATATTCTGCCGGATTGCAGCATCTTTTGTACCTCGGCTTTTGGGTCTCCCTTAAAGTTTTGCTTAAACTGTGCAAACTGCTGCATCATCTGCATGGGGCCGTTGCCGCCCATCGGCATGCCACCGCCGAACATCTGGAATAACGGGTTACTCATCTGCTGCCGCACCTCCCTTTGGTCTCCGGCTCTCTGGTTTGGCAGTAGAGCCGCCGCTTACTGGAAACGAATTTATCTTGTCCAGAATCTCATTGTATTTGTCAAAAAGATCCTGGTACTCTTTACGGGTAACATACATATCATTCATGGCAGCTTCCGGCTGCTTCTGCGGCATTCTGCCGTTTATTTCGTGGTACTCAAACACGCGTAAAGGTTGCGGCATGCCGGATACATCCGTTGACTTGATGTAAAACCGCTCCGCTTCGCTGTCCATCAGCAATACGCATGATCCGGGTGCAACAAGGTAAGACTTCGCCCCAGTCTCGCCCTGCACCCAGAGTATTCCTTGGTTATTTGTCGGCGCTGCCATCGGCTGCGGGACGGGCTGATATTGGTTCATCTGCGCCATACGATCCTGATACGGCTGGTATGGCTGATACATGTTCGGATATGCTGCCATGTTCGATTTCCTCCAATTCTTCCAAAAAGATCAAAATATCGTGGTAATCGGTTTTTATAGGTATCTCTACCTCATAGTCATCGGAAAACATCTGCTCCATGCTTATATTTTGGCATAAAAAATAAGCCCCTGACAGTTCGTCAAAGGCTCAATAAAGTATCTATAAAGTTCCACATATGCGAATGATCTTTGAATTTACCCGGCGGCTGATCCGCTTCGCGGTGGCAAGGCTGACATTCATGTTTTCTGCGCAGATCTCCATTGGTACACCTGCGGCCCGGTATTCGAATAAAGCTCTTTCTTCTGGTGTAAAATTCGCAAGTTGCCGGAACTGGTTCAGCTCCGGTACTGTAAAATCATACACTTTCAAGATGAGATCTATCACACCTCGCTTTCTCTTGGCTCATATGGCAGAGCCAAACACCTGTTATAAAGATCCTCACCGGTTCCATTTCCTCCAAGCGTCTTGTATGGCCGAAACATATACTCAAGATTGTCTCTGTCTTCCAATGTACAGTACTTACGCTTTAAGTAAAACGTACACGCCTGATAGAGCCGATCATGGAGGAGTGCCAGAACTCCCGCATTAATAGCATTTGTTCTCGCGCGTTCCGTCTTCAGCTGTTTAGACAGTTTATGATATGCTCCTGAAAATACTACTGATATAAGGCCAAGCAGCCATGATACCCAGTGTGCTGTTATGTACTGTATAATCATTTCCATTGTATACTCCTTAGTTATGATTTTTCTCCCAGTAATATATAGGAATTTCTCCTCCACTATCCCAGGTATCGTATATATGGCCGTCTTGCACACAAACAACATGGCCATCAATGCAAAGTATGTACGTCCCATGCTGATGCTCCGTGCAAAAGTCAGCTACTGTATAGATGCTTTGGGTATGATCGTCTATCAGATGCCGCCGATATCCCTTTTCTTTTAGATATGCACCCCATACATAATTTGCACTGGGCATATCCGATAGCATGCAGGCCTTTACCATGATGCCAGAGAAAACCGTTTCCCAATCTTGTCCAGTCGCTTTGCAGATTGCTCTGATAACACAGTCACCTACACGCTTACCGGCTGGATTCGGGTTATAATACTCCCATTCAACAGCAGATTTCATAGCATTATCCTTTCTTCAAATAAGCATATCTTTTTGCCGCTCCTCGCGCCTTTGCCGCCTGTTCTCTTCCCCATTTGGCGATTCTGAGGCGGTCAGCCAGTGGGCGCAGGCCATTGGATTGACAAAAATCATTGTATGCCCGGTTCTGCCTCTGCAAAAGATAAGACTTTTGATCTAGCTCCTCTTGTAGCTCCATCCTCAGTGTATCATCCTTGCAGGTATCCACAGCCGTTTGCAATCCCATAACTATCTGCTTTGTTTTTCGGATCCTTCGTTCTAATGCTCGCTGTCTCTGCTCTAACTTTTCCAGTCGCACATTGTCTTCTGTCTCTATATCCTTATACGGGTTGTTTACCCCATCACCAGGGCCAAAACTGTGGCGGCAGTTCCAGCCGCTTAATCCTTCTCCTGTCCCGTATCCAGTCACAGAAAATGGAGGTATCGTTTGTCTTGCCCTGTCCGGCTGTAAAACTGTCCTTGCCACCACAGATGATTGCCTGGATTCTGCCCGCCGTCTCCAGTTCTGGCTCCGATGTGTGCCGATACAAGGATAATGTCCCACTCCTGCTCTTTCATCCGCTGCATGGATATGTCACCGGAAGCCTGAGATATCCCGGTGCGCACCGCTCGCGCTGTTGCCGTCTCAATGGTGTCTCTATGCCCCGTTGGATACCGGACTATAACACCATTCTGTGCAACCGTATTAACAGCTTCCCTAACGGCCTGTGTGTACGATACAGCCCCGCTTATGACCTTATGGTACGCATTGTCGCACTCGCTGATAAATAGGCTCTGTGCGGCTTCTGCGGTGGTTCTTGTCATATTTGACCATTCGCCCATCGTGGCTTCATAATCCCTCTGGAGTATTCGTACAAGTGCCGGAGACTGTTCTAGGGCTTCCGTGGTAATTCCGGCAGCTTCGTATACAGCCTTATCGTAAGCCATAGCCTTTACTCCGGCTTCTTCCATTGCGGCGGCTACCTCTTCGTGCTGTAGCTTTGTGTATCGGGCTATCTCCTGCGTGATATCCTGCAACAGATACCCGGCATCCTGCAGTATCTGGATGCGCCAGCGGTCGGATGATGTGAGTATGTACTTCTCCCCGCGCCCCAAGCGGATCATGATAGCTTCGATGATTCGTTTTAGGATATAGCTATGCAGCGAAGATGCTATATCCTCGCTGCCCTCTGCTATTCTTTTTAGATAGTCTGGACTCAGCATAGTCTACTCCATGAGTTTTTCGTACTCATCAGCGGTTATCTTCCTAGCTTTCCTTGCTTGCTCTACAAGCTTAATCCACTCATTTTTCGGGCAATACATCCGCAGTTGTATCAGTATCCTGTACATATGCATCCTCCTCTGGAATATAAATATCTGCCATAGCTGCTACATATTGAGTCAAAAGAGCCTGTTTTCGAATTTCCGCTTCATTGCTTGCTATGGCATATAAATACTGTTCAATCCTTGTTATCGGTTTCGGTAAGCTTAACATATCATCACTTCCTTAACTTAGAATATTTTACTTTTAAATAGCACTCGCTTTCCAATATAGTTGTCCCTTTGTATGTAGTGAGGGCACGGTAAGCGGCGATGTCGGCTTCTGAGAGTGGGGTCTCGATGGGGGTAGCGAGAATATATTGGACTAAATACTCTTTTGGTTTAATGGTTGTATCCAGCGGTATAAACACAACTATGCGTTCCTCATTAATATAAAAATGCGGATTATCAGCTGAGTAATTCGCCGAATAAGTAAGGCGAGTACAATATCCTTTATTGGTTACTCCTGTAGATGGCACCGATATTTTGTAAAAAATCCTTTTTACTGTTTGCAAAATTGTACCAGCAGAATATTCTAATTCAGCAACATCAACGGTGTATATCCGCTGCACATACACGCCTCGTTCCAAATCCACTTCATCGCAGATCCACTGCTGACCATTCTCATCGGTATAGTTGCCACCGGAAGTGACCGGGATGCCGGGTAAGCCGTTGGGAGTGGGAATTGTAAGAAGTTGTTCGCGGTAGGGTTCATACTGCAACGCCTTTTCTCCAACATAAACAGCCGGGTAAACGATATCGTTGTAGGTTTCGCCCACTATGAAATTTTCGTTTCTTACGCCTGTTATATACATGTCTTGCGTAGGTACAAAGTTTTCATTGCGTGCTACTAATGCATTGCCAGCGGGAGAAACGGTGAGTAAAACACAGTCTTTGATACTGTACTTTACGCCCTTTAATAGAACGCAGAAAACGTTAGATAGGTCGCTTTGGGTTTTACAAGGTAACCGCCTGCCATCCACACATTACCTAAAGCTTCTGTAGCAGTTCCAGTTCTAGTAAAAGAATAATCTGCATTACGAGTATATGTCACACCGCTGTTTGCAACAGATTCTTTACTATTCCTCATATCAAGGATATTTCTACCCGTTACCTTCACCGTCACGCTCCCATCTTCTCCGGCACTCACAATCTCCTGCGGGTAATCCGGTGATGGAGACGGCTTTCCGCCGGTGTACGGTTCCCACGGGAGGGGGGTATCTCCGGCGTTAAGCATGACTTTAATCCCATCAACATTTAATACTTCTCCCTTATTAGCTGAAAAAGCAATCCTTTTTGCAATGCTATTATTTACAGTGCTTGCTGAAGTACTGTTCATAATTTGTATATATTTTTCTGTTACCAAAGTTACTCTTTTATCTGCCCCATAAACCGACAAAATATACACGCCATCTAAACTAACTGGCGTTACTCGCTCTATGAGTATCCATCCGGTTTCCGTGCAGGTGCCGTGAAGTGATATCAAACCTTCTTTTACTGTGACCGTAACTCCTCGGGATATTCCTGTATAATCCGGAATATCCAACAGCTGCGCCCCCGTCGTCGTCACCTGCGTGGATTTGCCATACAGCACCAGCCCCTTAAATTGTTCTCCTATGCAGTCTTTCAGTACCAACGGTGGCGTTCCATCTACCTCAGCGATTTCGAATCCACTCTTTTCGGCCCAAGATGCCAGATAATATTCTTCTCTCGTTATCGGATATGCTGGTAGTGTAACGTCTGATGCTCCGGCAATTGATGCAAGATACTGTTCTACTCGTGTTATAGGTTTTGGTATAGCCATACTGCCTCCCTACTCTACATACCATATTTCCATGCTGCCATTGTCCCGGCTGTGCCAACAAGCACCCTCCAGTACTCCCCCGGCAGTCTCATCCAGATAGTACCAGTCTCCGGTGTTGCCCTCTGGGTCTGCGTTGTAGCCGTCCCATCTGTGCCACCCGGTCAGCATATAGCCGTCTGCGCCAAACAGGTACCAGTGATGGTTGATAAGACTCCATCGGTTTTTTAAGGCTTTGCCGTCAGAGAAATACATATACTTGCCGTCAGATGATTTGCGCCAGCCTGTCAAATAGTTTCCTACGTTGGCATTCTTCCCCTCGGTCAAATTAATAGCTACATGGTGCCCCTCCAGCAGCAGCACATCACCAGGCCGCAAAGAAGAGTCACCGTTGAGGTATTCTTTTTCAGTGTAGGTATCAAATCCGGCCTTTACCAGTGCTGCCCGGAGGTTGCCTGTGTAACAGCAGATGCTCACACTCTGGAGCTTTTTGTCCTGCATCAGATATCCCACAGCCTTTACCAGTGCCGCAACGCCGGAGCTACAGTCTGATTCGCAGTCAACCGCAATCTTCGCCGGATCGTAGCCGGATGCTTTCAGCTGCTGCCAGAAAGTGTAACGGTCTCCCTGATCGTAGCCAATATGGTCATTCTTCGCCGCTCTTTCCGCAAGTTCAGCAATCTTTTTTCCTACCGCTGCGTTTGGGTGGCGTAGCATAACGCCCCACGGGCGGCTATACCACGGGATAACGGCCCACTCGTCACCTTTCTGATCTCCTGCCTTGCCGCCGGAATACTTGCCGCGCTCATCATGCCCACAGTTACTTATCATCTCCATACCTCCTATTCTTCATCAAACAGCCCTTTTTCTTCTGGCTGTGCTTCCTCAACCATTGCCTTTGCGCTCTTTTCGGTCATGCCCTCGAACTTGACAAAGTAGTACCACGCCGGAACCTTGCCTTGCGTAACATACTGCCACCAGCGGCTCCGATCCGCTTCCCGGTCATACAGGATGTCTCCAAAGTCATATGTAACCTCATAAGGCCCTACAGGTGACAAGTTGTAAAGGTCTGCGTATACGTTAAGTGCGTATATGGTGGCATTAAGGCACGCTTCCAACTGATCGCGCACATCCTTGACAAACTGGACGGTGCGCTGCTGATCAGCTTCTACGCCTGTTGCCGTCTGGATACCGGAGGACTCGTTAAATACAAAGTACCCATTCGCGAATCCGGCCTTGTACCCAATCTGGCTTAACAGGTTATTGATGCCCTTGATTCTGACATCAGTATTAAGCTGTGGATTAATCTCCTGATAAAACTCCTTTGTATCGTTGCCGAATACATTTTTAACGTAATGTGGAAGACCAACCGCGTCCGCCGGTCCACGGTGTTTTATCTTCTGCCCGCTCTCACACATCAGTCTGTCATCTGCCAGTATGATCTTCTGGCTGTCAAATATCTCGCCCGCATTCCGGCTGTATGCTATGTCAAGGTCTTTCAGTTCCTCTACGGCTTCGCGGAATATAGGCAGCCCAAGCGGGGACGATATGTCTACGTTATTAGCCTGTGGAGTTCGGAAGATACCAAACATTGGCTTGTCCAGCGGCTCCCCGGATGCCTTAAGAATCGGCGGCGTGTCCTCCAACATATCGGCCCATTTGGTCCGTGCCAGCGGCACAGGATCACCCAGGCTCTCAGCAGATTTTGAAACGTATGCCCGGTTGCTCACATAGTAGGGGTAGAGCTTCACGCCATCCTGTACCGTCTCCACAAACCTGTGATACTCCAGACGGGTGTACCATTTCTTCCCGGACTGGTAGCTGTCCTTGAAGATGATTCCGCGCACGTCCAGGTTGTCATAGTCAACAAGCAGCACGTCCGCCGGGGTGAATACATCCAGGCTTGTGCCGTTTGGCTTCAAAAACACGGTTCCGTATGCGCATCCATACTCCACCCAGTCGCGGAGTTTCGCGTATACAAGGTCTATCTGTTGCTGCAACCACGTCGCACGGGCGCTGCCCTCCAGATGTATTCCGATACCCAGTGTTGTCAGACGGGCAGTTTCAGAGCAAAGCGCTTTTGCAAAGTTGATGGTCTTAATGCCTCATCATCGTCCAACCACTCCGGCTGACCGTGGTATATCTTCGCACACTGGTCTATAGCTTTTTCCATCTCTGGAGATACGATGGATTCCACATCAAAGTCGTTCTCTGCCTGCCGTTTAAAAATCATGCTAAACCACCTTTTTATCGTTGATAAGATTCCCATTATGCACTATTCCCCCGTCTCTCCCACAGCGATTCCGTAGCGTAACGGGCCGCATCAATGAGATGGTTATTTTTGTCTGGATATCCGCTTATGACATTGCCGTCCTTATCCCGCTCGTACTCATACTCTTTAAATTCTTTACAAGCGTTAGGCGTTCTGTTCGGATCCATGACAAATTTTTTCCCTTGTAACCACTTCATTGAGTACTCAATGCTGCCAGGTCCTTTATGTGCTGCTCTGGCTGGTAGCCTGAATCTCTGTAATCCTCAACAGATTTTGGCTCTGCACTATCGCATGTTATAACATAGTCGTCATATTTGCGCCGTTTGATTTCGGCGGCTGTCCAGCTGTTCTTTTTCTTGTTTTCACAAATCTCGTCTATAAAGTATATGGTTTCACGCGCCGAATCGTAATATATCCTTACAAAAGCATATTTGTCTGGGTACCATCCCCAGTCAACGCCTTGATATATGCGATCCATAATTTTAATTTCTTCATCTGTGATAGTGCGCTCTTCGATAAATTCAAAGACATTGCCACCGTTTCCGTTTGCTTCTCCCATATACTCATTTTCGTATGCACTCGGATTAACCTCTTTTAGATGTTCTGCATCGTTAAGGAACTCCTCCCCCAGCCAGTCAGCAGGGACATCTTTATATGTACTTCGCATAACAACGGCACTTGCGTTTTTAAACTCTGCCTCTACAGTATATTTATTGGCCCAGTTGATCTTGCTTCTCGGTGGGTTAAATGACTTAAACTTATATGCTTTGTCGCCGCCACGTATAGCGGACTGCTGAATACTCCTTACTTCTTCCGGTCCGGCAAACTGGTCCAACTCTTCAAACCATACGATACCGATATATCCAAACTTCGGTTTAATCGATTTGATCTTAATCGGGTCATCTGCACCTCGAAAATAGATTTTTTGCCCAGTTGGCTTGTATGTGATCTCAAAAGGAGATTGCTTGAATTTAAACTCTGCATCAAGACCAAGCTTTGAGATAGCCCATTGCAACTGAGCATACACAGAGTCTTTTATAGTGTTACCGACTTTTCGCAGCACAAGCGCATGCATATCAGGATGCTTTTTTATCAGCTCCGGGATAATGCATGATATACAAGACGATTTCGAAGATCCTCGCCCGCCTGGGAGTACATACTCCGTATGCATACCGCGCCGGATGTCGCGAATCATCGGGTGGAATACATCCGCCACCACATCAAGATCAATATGGTATTCTTTTGCCGTTCTGGCTTCCTCTTCTGCCTTCTGCTGTGCTTCTTTTTCCTCTTTTACGGCTATAGCTTTCTCCAAATCGGACATGGCCTTTAGCTGTTCGGAAAAAGCCGGAGCGAAGCCAAAGAATCCTTACTTCCCCCGTCGCGATCATGGCGCGGCGCTTCTGGATATCAGCAAGGGACATGGTGTCAGTACCGTTGAGTTTATCCACTTCGGCTTGCTTTTCGGCTATATAGGATGCAATTTTACTATTTTTTAGTAGCTTTCCTGCGTTTGTTCCTGCGTTTCTCTCCGAATAACCCGCTTTTCTCGCCGCCTCAGAAGCGTTCCCGCCATTCGCTATGTAGTTGTCTGCAAACGCTTTCTGCTTCGGCGTAAGCTCACCCATTTACTCACCGTCCCGTCATTACTTCCAGTCCTCCAGCGCTTCCCACATCTCTTTCAGTACCATAACAACATCCACCTGTGATGCCGTCCGAATGATCTCATAGTCCTTTATCTTCCACTTATCCCGCACGTATTGCAGTGTAGGTGTACTCACGCTGTACATGGTTATCATCCGGTTCTGGTCTGCGCTGTAAAACTGGCTCGTGCCTATCTTTGTTACAAACCGCTTTGTGAGCAACGCTCTTTGCAGCTTTCTTTGTATCTGGTTAAGGTTCATACTATCACCCTATTTTCATTTTATTTCGATTCAAAAAAGACGTATCACCATTTTTGTGATAATACGCCTTTCTGATTGCGCCAAATGTTAATATTAAAGTAATTTCATTCAAGTTACCATCAACAACTGATGTTAATCAAAAAGTTTATAACGCTACAGATCTGACTAATTATTTTATTTTAGGGTGGTGTGTGCATAAAACGGATCAGGTGTCCTCAATCTGGATTTGGAATCCTGAACATGTATCTCAATTATACATTGATTCAGATGGAGTGTTTGTAACCGTTATTAGCTCGTATGTTTTTGGTCAAGAATGTAAAGTTGTATTGCACCGTATATGATCATTTAAATAAATTTATAGCAGTTACTATATAACAGAAATAAGCACCCAATTTTACTTGGATGCTTATTTCCCATCTTTCGATGCACTCCTTTGATAGCGATCAGTTTGCATAAATGCTTCTGAACGCTGACTAAAGTATATCACAATGATTTGCGGTATTCAAGATGTAATTAAATAATCATATAAATCTTTTCAGTCTTTCGGAGGAAATTTTT